CTGACATTAGGGGTGTCAAATGGATAGCCTAAACCTAACTAAATCACTTGAAGATTGCTTTGATTGGGAATTAAATGACGAGATAATTCGCTTCGATGCGATTATTGAATCATTAATGACCACTGATGTTCCAAGACATAAGATCAGAGAAGAGCTTATTGACTGGCAAGATGGCGTTGCTAACATGGTCGATGAGCTTTCAGAGTTTGAGCCTTACGAAGGGTTCAGGGAGTTTGCAGCAATGGCAGAAGAGATATTCGGGACGGAGCAATAATGGAGTCTATTGAATGGAAGCAAACAGGGGAACTAATCCCTTATTCTAATAACTCAAGAACGCACAGCGAGAAACAAGTACAGCAAGTCGCTGCCAGTATAAAAGAGTTCGGCTTTACTAACCCAATCCTTATAGACGAGGATAACGGCATTATAGCAGGGCATGGGCGGCTACAAGCTGCACAACTGCTAGGTATGGATAAGGTGCCGACAATTGCCTTAAAGGGCTTTACAGAGGCCCAGAGAAAGGCATATGTTATAGCTGATAATAAATTAGCTTTAAATGCTGACTGGGATTATGAGTTATTAAAAATAGAAGTAGAAAATATAGCGCAAAATATAGATTTATCGTTATTGGGGTTTGATGATCAGGAATTAGCGAACATTATTGATGGATTATCTGAAGATTCTGGCGATTTAAAAGAAGAATCATATTATGAGGTATTTAACATTATTGTTAGCTGTGAAAACGAAGGTCATCAGGAAAGGGTCTATAATGAATTATTAGAGAAGGGGTATTCATGCCAAGTTCAAAGTTTGTAATAGAAAGCAAAATACCATCGTCTTTTAGAGTGGAAAAAGTAAAGGGGCAATTTGATTATGACACATCTGTTGTTCGCAAAGAATTTGATATCAATATTCCTATTGAAGATATGGATTGGAATATAGGGTTAATTGTTGGTGCTTCTGGTTCAGGTAAAACTACAATAGCAAAGAATGTATTTAAAGACTTCGAATTATTTAATGGGTTTGAATGGACTGATAGAACGGTAATAGATGATTTTGCAGAAAATTTATCGCCAAAGCAAATTACTGAAGCATTAAGCAAAGTGGGATTTTCTAGTCCTCCAGACTGGCTGAAGCCATTTAGTGTTTTATCTAATGGTCAAAAAATGAGAGCCGAATTAGCACGAATCATTTTAGAATCGGATAAACCCATTCTTTATGATGAATTTACATCAGTTGTAGATCGTCAAGTTGCCAAAATAGGTAGTGCAGCAATTCAAAAATATATTAGACGAGAAAACAAACAATTTATAGCGGTATCTTGTCATTATGATATTGAGGAATGGTTAGAGCCAAATTGGGTATATGATGCCAATGAAAAACAATTTTATCGGAGGTCACTTAGGCGACCCGATATTGAGGTTAAAATCAGAAAAGCATCAGGAAAAGAATGGGAATTATTTAAAGAGTTTCATTATTTAAGTGCAGATCATCATAATGCTGCGCATAAATATATAGCTGAAATAGGTGGTGAACCTGTAGCATGGTGTAGTTTTTTGCATTTTCCTCATCCAAAAGTAAAGAATTTTAAAAGAATACATAGAATTGTTGTCAAACCTGATTATCAAGGTATAGGTTTAGGTGGTAGATTTATGTCTGAAATGGCTAAACAATATAAAAATAATGGATTTAGAGTTAGATTAGTTACATCAGCACCTAATTTTATACATGGATTACAATCATCTAAAAATTGGATCATGGCTAGAAAGCCAAGTAGAGTATCAGTCGGCAGAACAGCTGCACATGAAAGTATTTCTGGGGTCACGGCAATTAGAAAAAAGGTTTCAGCTGATAGATTAACTGCATCATTTGAATTTGTAGGATAATTATGAAGATAGGTAATCAAGGTGATGGTGGCGGTAGACCTATTATTGAGTTTACGCCAGAGCAAATAACCCAACTTGAAGCATTGGCCGCTGTGCTTACTAAAGGCCAGATCGCTGATTACTTTAGCATTTCCGAAACAACCTTGCGGGCTATAGAGGAAAGACAGCCTGAAGTTTCTGACGCTTATAAAAAAGGCAGGGTTAAACAGTGCGCTAGTATGGGGTCTAACCTTATACAATTAGCCAAAAAGGGTAACGTGGCGGCTAACATCTTTTATCTAAAAACCCAAGCTGGCTGGAAAGAGCAGGAAGCAGAGGTTCAAGAGATACCCCCGATTAATATTATTTTAGACAACAATGCAATTAACCAAACCTCAGACTGAAATATTCATTAGTAATGCTAGGTTTGTTTCTGTCGTGGCTGGCAGACGATTCGGCAAGACGTTCCTATCTACAGGTGCATTGTTAAGGGCAGCAGTATCAGGCAAGAATAAGAATGTTTGGTATGTAGCGCCTACCTACGGGTCTGCCAAAGAGATTGCTTGGCAGATGCTTATCCATACTATCCCGCATGAGTATATATCAAAGACTAACGAAAGCTCACTAACACTGCGTTTAATCAATGGGTCAGTGATTAGCCTCAAAGGAGCCGAGAAGCCAAACAACCTGCGCGGACGAGCTTTGGACTTTGTTGTCCTTGACGAGTTTGCTGATATGCGCCCAGAGGCATGGTATGAGGTTATACGCCCCAGCCTATCTGACAGAAAAGGGGGTGCGCTTTTTATTGGTACGCCTAAAGGCAGGAATCACTTCTATGATCTATGGGCTAGAGGCAAAGATGGCGCAGAGGATTGGGAGTCTTTCCAGTATACGACTCTCGATGGTGGCAACGTACCGCAGGAAGAGATTGACGCTGCCCGTCAAGACCTAGATGAGCGAACCTTCAAGCAAGAGTATGAGGCTGCATTCGTAACCTATGCTGGCCTGATCTACTATGGGTTTAACCGAGAAGAGTCTGTATTGGCGATTGATGACGATAGTGGTACACTCCACATTGGGATGGACTTCAATTTAGACCCAATGTCTGCCGTTATCTGTATTCGTAAAGGCGGGACGCTGATTGCCGTTGACGAGATAGTCATGTACGGGTCTAACACCGATGAAATGGTTGCGGAGATAGTAGACCGCTACCCTAGACGCAATATAATTGTTTATCCAGACCCAGCATCAAGACAGCGGAAAACCTCTGCTGGTGGTCGCACAGATTTGTCGATCTTACAAAACGCAGGATTTAGCGTTAAGGCGAAGAACTCACACGCATTGGTCAGGGATAGAATCAACGCTGTGAATAGTCGTTTACTATCAAGTGATGGTGAACGGCATTTGTACATCAGCCCGAAATGCAAGCAGACGATTAAGTCACTTGAAAGGCAGACATACAAAGAAGGCACAAGCATTCCCAATAAAGAAGATGGCTACGATCATATGAACGATGCCCTCGGCTACTTAGTGGAATACCTGTTCCCAGTTCGCACTGAATACGCCACACCACAACCACAAAGGTGGACTTGATGAGATTGAACGCAGATACAACGCACCCTGATTATGACAAGTACGAAGCACGCTGGGAGTTTTATGTTCGCAGCTATATGGGTGGGCAAGATTACTTTAATGGCGCATACCTCACGCGCTACATATCCGAAACAACAGATGACTATGACCGCAGACTTGATCTGACCCCGTTAGATAACCACTGCAAAAATATAGTCCATATCTACAGCAGCTTTCTCTGGCGCGTGCCGCCTACTAGAGCCTATAACAGCGCAGCCAATAACGTGGCCCTTGATTCTTTCTTAAAAGATGCTGATCTTGATGGCCGCAGCTTTGATGCATTTATGCGCGAAGCTCAGATTTGGTCTAGTGTGTATGGTCATGTATGGCTAATGATGGATAAGCCTAAGTCTACAGCGGGAACAAAAGCAGAAGAGCTAGAGCAAGAAATTAGACCTTATGTAACGATGTTCACTCCTGAGAATGTTCTTGACTGGAACTACGCTCGCACCCCCAGCGGTCGCTTTGAGCTTGACTATCTAAAGGTCAGAGAAAGCGTTATCCGTGTTGATGAGACCACCACAGAGACGTACTACCGCGTTTGGTACAAAGACCGAGTAGAGCAATGGCACTCAGTTAATGACCTAGATAAGATGATTGAAGTGGATGACAACGTACTGGGTCGCATCCCTGCGGTGTTCTTACCTGCGCAAAGATCGATAACCAGAGGCATAGGGCTGAGTGACATATCAGATGCGTCCTATATGCAAAGAGCTATCTATCAGGAGCTATCAGAGATCGAGCAGCTAATCCGTATTTCTAACCACCCGACACTGGTTAAATCATATGGAACAGATGCTAGTGCAGGTGCTGGTGCGATCATTAATCTGCCCGATGATATGGACGCACAGTTAAAACCTTACCAGTTACAGCCTAGCGGTCAGAACCTAGACGCTGTTCGTGCATCGATAACCGATAAGGTGGAGTCAATCAATCGCATGAGTCATATGGGTGCTGTACGCGGGACTGATGCTCAAGTAATGTCTGGCGTGGCTATGCAGACCGAGTTCCAAATGTTGAATGCTAAGTTATCAGAAAAGGCTGACTTGCTGGAGCTTGCCGAAGAGCAGCTTTGGGTGTTGTTCTGTGATTGGCAGGATGTCACGCCAGATGTGGAGATATTCTACCCAGACGCATTTGACCTGCGTGACTACGATAAAGAGCTACTATTCTTGCAGCAGATGCGTTCTACAGGCGTTAAGTCAGTAACCCTAATGCAAGAGATAGATAAGAAGATCAGTGATCTAATCCTAGATGATGAGGCATTAGCCCAGTCGCACGTTGAAATTGAAAGCGGATCGCAAGTATTAGGTCAGTTTGCAGAGCAGGATGTTGCTGAGTAATGCCAGCGGATACGGCTTATTCTGAAGCATTAGAGAAGTTAGCCGATAGCCATCAAGAAAGGCTACAGGCGGCTTTAGTGACGTTAGAAGAGAAGGTTGCTGATCTTATGGCAACTGCGCCTCTACAGGATGGTAATCTGTTCGATTTAGAATGGGCTATATCTGCGCGTAACGAGATTAGGTTGGCAATTGATGAAACGTACCTAGCCACTGTTGATGCGATGATAAGGGACTACAATGGCGTAGCGGCTGAAGCGGCTGTGATGCTAAAGACATACGGGGACTTTACAAAAGCAAGCCCTGCGGTCATTAGCCAACTACAGCGGTTATCCTTTCAAGGATTCGAGGTGATTGCTAATGAGTACCTTGATGTCATAGCGACTGAGGTTTATCAGAATACCCTTACGGGCAGAGCGTTTGCTGATTCGGTAAAGACCATTCGCCATGCGGTAAATGGCGTATACATTCAATCTGACGACTTAGAGGCACAGCGGTTAGTTGATATAGCAAGAACAGGCAATGCGGCAGAGAGTGCAGCCGCAGTTGAAAAGCTACATACCTTATATGCTAGGGATAGGGTTGGTAATAACCTTAGACGCTACAGCACTCAGATGGCTCAGGATAGCTTGATGCAGTTTGATGCTTCTATTAACACCGCTATAGGTAAAGAGTCAGGTGCAACCAAGTGGAAGTATTACGGCACAACGGTTAGAGATACAAGGCCGTTTTGTAGGGAATATGTTAATCAGGTGTTTACCACTGAACAGATAGAGAGAACATGGGCGGGTAGTTGGAAAGGCAAGGCATCTGGCGATCCGTTTATTGTAAGGGGCGGCTATAACTGTCGTCATCATTTTAGACCAATACTAGAGGACTAAATCATGCCAAAAGGTAAAGGTACATACGGTAGTAACGTTGGGCGACCAAAAAAGAAGAAGAAACCAAAAAAGTAAATTTATGCTAGACTAACGATTCACCAATACTCTTTAAGAGGCACGCGACATGAGCGATGAAATCATGGAAACAGAAGCAGAGACTGAAACTGCGGCAGTAGAAACTCAGGAAAGCAAGACCTTTACTCAGGATGAACTAGACCGCATTGTTGCGGATCGTGTTGCTAGAGAGCAGCGCAAGTTCGACAAACGACTATCTGGCGTTGACCTTGATGAAGCTAAAGACCTGTTGGCAAAAAAAGAAGCCGCAGAGTTGGAGCGACAGAAAGAGCGCGGGGAGTTCGATAAAGTCCTGAAGCAAACGGTCGAGAAGAAAGACATGGAGATACAGAGTTACAAAAGCAAGTTGCAACAGACGCTAGTAGATGGAGCGATTCTGGGTGCAGCTTCTAACAGTAATGCTGTTAATCCGACTCAAGTCTCTCAGCTACTAAAAGACCAGACCAGACTGTCAGATGACGGAACGGTCGAGGTGCTAGACGCTAACGGAGTACCGCGATACAATGACAGCGGTGATTTGTTATCAGTCAACGAGATGGTAGCAGAGTTCTTGACAGTAAACCCGCACATGGTCAAAGCGTCACAAGGTGGCACAGGATCGATGGGTAACGCTGGTGGCTCTACGCAGAAGCCTCAATCTGTGGCAGATATGGTTGCAAACTGGGAAAATGGTGGCAAAGAAGCATTTGCTGCTATGAAGAAAAAGTAACCACCAAACCACAATTTAATTTTATTTAGAGGCATTTATCATGGCTGCAACAACTTCAACAACACTTGACGATCTGTTTGTTAATATCGTAGCTCAGGCGCGTTTTACCGCAGAAGAGCAATCACTTATGCTGGGTCTTGTTACTCAGTACAACATCCAAGCCCAAGCTGGCAAGACTATTCAGGTTCCTAAGTACCCAGCAATCGCTGCTGCCAACTTAACTGAAGGCACTGACATGACCAGCACCACTGTATCTACTAGCTCAGTTTCTGTAACTGTTGGCGAAGTAGGCGCACAGGTTCTGCTGACTGACATGGCTACCTACGGTGACGGAAACCCTGCTGTTGAGTTAGGTACTGTTCTGGGTAACGCTATCGCTACCAAGATTGACACTGACCTAATCGCTTTGTTTGACGGCTTCTCAGGTTCTATCGGTACTGCTGGTGCAGAGATTACTGTTGCTGACCTGTTTAAGGCTGCTGCAACTCTACGCGCTAACAAGATTACTGGCACTATCAATGCTGTAGTACATCCTTTCCAAGCGTATCAGTTGAAAGCTAACCTAACTAACACCTTTGCTAACCCCAACGGTGGCGACTTGCAGAACGAAGCAATGCGTAACGGTTATGTAGGTACTATCGCTGGCATAAATGTATATGAATCTGCCAACATCACTGTTGACGGCAATGACGATGCTAAGGGTGCTGTATTTGCTCCTGAAGCTCTGATGATCGCTATGAAGCGTGACTTCAACATTGCGCCTCAGCGTGATGAGTCTCTGCGTGCATTCGAGCTGAACGCTACTGCTGTATATGGCGTAGCCGAGCTTGACGATGCATTCGGTGTTGAGATTCTGTCTGACGCTGCACTGTAAGACTAACTGTAAGACTAATCGCCCCCTTTTCGGAGGGGGCTTTTATTAGAGGTTTATATGGCTTATTCAAGCGATGCAGATTTATTAAAGCTGATTCCCGATATTCTTGATTTTGGTATCGAGACTTTTGTTGCGGAACATCCAAAAGCAAAGCTGGATATTGAGCGAGAGCTTAGGATCAAATGGTGGCCTAGAAAAGGCATATCTGGTGAGATGGATAACAGCAAGCTAACTAGCTCACAGTTTACTATGACTAGCGCATACTTGGTGCTATATAGATACGTCTTGCCGCAGTTAACTAACTGGGTAGATGGTGACCGATTCGGAAACATGATCGACTTTTACAAAGCTCGATATGGCGAAGAGTTGGAAGCTGTATTGGCAGATGGTGTTGATTATGATGAAGACGGTGATGGCACTGTTGACTACGATGAGAAGCAACCTGTCGGACAGCGGTTAGATAGATAATGCAGGTTAAGATTGATACCAATGCAAAGGCTGTTGCAAAGCGTATTGGCAAAAAAGGCAAAGCACTATCAGCAAGTGTTAAAAAAGCACTGTCGATTACTGCTCAGGCTGGTATTAATATTATTGAAGCCAGAACCAGTAAAGGCGTTGGCTTTAAGGGCGGGAAGTTTAAGAAGTATACGCCCGTATATGCTGCATTTAGGGCTAGTAGAGGCAGAAGCACAAACCCAGACCTACAGTTTACAGGTCAGATGTTAAGCTCGATGACATCAAGGGCAAGCAGCACTAAAGCTGAGATATTCTTTACTAGAGCCACTGAATCTAAAAAGGCTGCAATGAACAATAAGACTAGACCGTTTTTTGGGTTTAGCGATAGAGAAGAAAAGCAACTTGGCGAAGTATTCTTCAGGGCATTGAAATGAGCGTTAGAGAGAACATTGCAAACAACTTGGTGGCTACGCTTCAGGCAGTTAAAACGCCAGTAGATATTAAGTATGTAACAAGAGAGCCGTTTGATTTTACTAAGTTATCAAGCGCACAATTTCCTGCTATCCTTGTTCGAAGTGCAGACGAGGATAGAGAAGATAGTAGCATCGGTGGGTCAATTACTCAGCGAATGGCTACAATCAATTATGAGTTCATTTGCTACGTTAAAGGGTCTGTGATTGATTCAGCCCGAAACAACATTATCGAAGCAATTGAAGAAGGTCTTGACGTTGATCGTTTGCGTGGGGGCTATGCCCTTGATACGCAGATAACCAGAGTCGAGATTGATGAAGGTTCTATTGACCCCATTGGTGGGGTTATTATTACAGTTCGTGTGATGTATCAGTACACTCGCGGCACAACTTAACTTTAATTAGAGGTAATTATCATGGCGACTAAAACAGGCGCATCTGGTGTAGTAAAAATCGCGGCATCTGGCGGCTCTGTGGCCGTTGTGGGTGAGGT